AGGCACTGTTCAAGCAATCGTTGATGTAACAGTATCACCTTCTGGTCAATCTTTTAACGCTAGTTTAGGAACAGTAACAATACCAAATGATGTGGTATTTTTATCTGGTCAAGAAATTCAATCTCAACAAGGTTCTATAATTGGATTAGGTGGTGCTGTTGCTCAACCAACCGGTCAATCTAGCACAGCATCTGTAGGATCTTTAACTGTAGAAGAGGGATTAGGGTTAACAGGTCAATCATTTAGCGCTAGCTTAGGAACCATAGCTCCTGTAGATATGCAGG